CCCGAATACTGTTTTCACCCCGTAATGGAATCAATGAAGACGGATAACGACCGTCAGTTGTCGTGTTGGGAGGAAATGCCCGCCGACTTGGTTAAACTCATTCAGTGTTTCGTAGGGCATCAAACCCCTTGGATGCAGCGTGACACAGGTGAGTGGTACCAACCATGCAATCCTTTAGTGAGCTTCAACGCTTTAGTTTTAGACTCAGCGTGGGATTGGCACGCTCGGTTTAACGAGTACGACACAAGTGATGTTCAGAGTGAACTCGCTAATAGCCGCCCCAAATTAGTCCAGAGGACGCCGGGTGGCAGTCGATTCGAGCTCGTGAGACGTGTCGGTTACCACATGGGTCTGCTAGATCGCACGCGGAAGCACATTCCGCTGCTACAGCTTACTGAAGGGGAACAATCAGAAGTGTCCGAGCTTGAGGCGCGGTTGGCGTATGCGGCGAATTTCGACGCGTTCAGTTCATACTGCAATAGCACAGGAGTTCCACGAACTCCTGAGCTAGCACGTAGTCTCGTGTGCCCAGACTTTATCGTTCACACTTCTGGTAGTGGGGATCATCGGCGACTTGAGTTCGTGCGAAATTTCAGGAACCTCCAGATAGACTTGAGAGTCCGCTTACTGTGGCTCTTTATGTTGAATATGGGCGTTGTCGAAGCTAGCGCGAAGCAAGCCGTTTTTGGCAAATATGAGGACGCGTGCAGCGCGTTTATCCAGTTTGCCACGATTCTTGGTGAGTTGTTGTATAGCGTCTTGGGTTCAGCGCTGCAACACGTCGCTGTCGTCTTAGCGCTTTGCGCTGAGATGTATGAGAACAGCAACACGCTCACTAGGGTGATGGTCGACGTAGCAGTTTTATACGCCATTTGGAATGTTTGCCTATTGGTGTGGACGAACTGCCTCTGGCAAGGGCATATCATTAAGCCTGCCAGCGTTGACCGTGGGAATCAGTTTCTCGGCATGATTCACGGGATTGATGGGGTGACCTATCGTGTCCGTGTTGAGGGTAAAGTTTACGAACTGACCAGCGTCGAGGCTGATTTGAAGCATGTTGATGAGATGGCGTTGCCAGGTTCGGATTATATGCCTTGCCGTAATCAGCCGATCGGAGCCATACTTGTGGCTAATGAACAGACTGAATTGACACTATTCGCAGTGTTTTTCAGACTCGGAGAACATTTGATGACGGCTCGACATGTTAGCGATACTTTATACAACGCCAACGCGAAGATCTACCTGGCTGCGACACGCAAGACCACACGCGGTAACTTTGAGGTTGACAATAAGAAAGTGAAGTTGGTTGACAATGAGATGTTTAATCCTAGCAACAACTTACTGAATGATTATCATTTAGACGCTTTCGCTGCTAGACAGGACGAGAAATTCTGGTCTGAAATTGGGTTAACTAAAGTGAGCGCTAAGGTCGAAGCGCGTTACGGCCAGAGGGTGCAGAGTGTAGGATTTACAAAAGACGGTTTATTAGTCACCGCATCAGGTATTACACTTGAAAAATCAGGTCACGAAGAACTGTTTCACACTGCTAGCACTCAGAAAGGGTTTAGCGGCGGTTTCATCACGTGTGGAAATAGCGTTGTTGGTCTACACATTCGAGCGGCGGACGGTTATAACGTTGCTATCCGAATCGCGTACCTCGCGTATTTAATAGACATTGAGATGGAAAAGCGTGAAGCAAAGGGGTCCTATGGATTCTACGCAGACGCTGAGTACAGGAAATTCTGCCGCGAAACGAAACATCGCGGACATGTCTGTGAAATGCGCAAGGCGCGTGACGGAAGCTACGCTGTCGTGCTCGACAATGGTGAGGCCTCGTACGGATGGACAATGGACAATCTGATCGAGACTTTCGGGACAACCGGAAACTACCACAAAGATGCCGATCTCATTTATGAGACCTTATATAAGGGAGGGTCTTTGATGTTCAATGATGAACGCCACAATGGGCGATTCGAGAACATCCCGATCAAGAACTCGAAAAAGAGGATTACTAGATCGCGTGGTGAGGAGAAGGACGAGAAGCATTTTGAAGTCAGAACAGGCAAGAAGCCTGTGGTTTCACCGACCAGTCCACCTAAACAACCTGAAATAGACCAGTTAATCGAAGAGACCAAAAACGAAGCCGTTGCGCTCGGCTATAAGGAAGGCGAGTTCGCTTATCCTGAGCTCAACGGTGAAGTCGAGGAGAAATCCCTGCTAAGGCATTGCGCTTTGTACGCGAAGCGCGTCGATGGCACTAAGAAGAAAGCCACTCGCGAAGAATGTAAGCGAGCAGCGTTTTTGGTGGCTACCATGATGAAAGAGAACACATGGCAGCCGGACCACGACTACCGGACTGTTGAAGGATTGCAGAGAGTGATACACTCATCCATCGTACAACCAGAGAAGTCATCGGGCTTCCCATATTGCGCTGATGGGATGCCCACTAACGCCAAAGTACTTGAGAAATTTGGTGAAGCGGGCTTCGCTAAAACCGTATTGGAGACGTGGGATGAGCCGATCGAACTTAAATGGTTCGGAAAGGCTGAACCTACGAAGAAAGCGAAGCTGCAGAAAGGAATGCCGAGAGGGATTGCTGGCCTTCCTCTGCACGCTCTGGTAAAACATGCTAGCCTATTTGGCAATTTTGCGCGCAATCTTACAGCTAACTGGGCGGTCTCGCCGATTAAGTATGCTTACTCACCAGCCAAGCTAGGCCACATCGAGAACCTTAAACGGGCTTTACCTGGCAAAGTGTGGGAGAGCGACAAATCGACGTTTGACTATATGTTCAATGAGACATTAGCCGATGTCACTCGCGATGTAGTCACCTTGCTCGCTGTCAAACCAGCTGAGTGGGACGAGAACCAAATGAAAGAGTTCGAGAAGGACGTGAAGAACGCGTTCGACCAAGTGTTTAAAACGTCTGTGTACCGTACGTCCACTGGGATGACGGTGCGGCTTAAAACACCTGGAGTGATGAAGAGTGGTTGGTTTATGACCATTGCTATAAACTCAGTAGCACAACTAGTAATCCACGTTCTGGCGTGCATGCGTAACGGTCTCACTGATGAAGAGATTCTCAGCCTTGGAATCGTTGCCGGCGGCGACGATGTGAACCAGGAACCAGTCCCGTGCGGAAGAGCGAGTTATGAGACCGCTTGTGCGGAACTAGGATTTGAGGTCGAAATTAATGAACGCGAGAACTTGGAAAGCTCGGAGTACTTCTCCGCGGATCTGCGAAAGGGGCCCTCTGGATGGGAGTTCCACCCTAAGCGATTCACGAAGCACATCGAGCACTTAAGGACCATAAAATTGGAATACCTTGAAAACGCTCTTTGTTCCTATATGGAAAACTACAGGCACAGTCCTGAGAAGTTTGCTTACTTTGAGAAGTTGTTTGATATGATGCGCGAAAGGCACCCCGGACATTTTAGAATCGGCAGCAAGAAGTCACGTCGTTATCTGCTTGCAAAGCAGTACGGTTATGACATCTCGCTGTAGGTCCGTTGCCACGGCTCACCAAAGCCGTTAAACTATGGTGCCGGGTTGGTCACCGGTGGAGGTGGTGGTGAAAATCATTACCGACAAGTTTTAGTTGAGACGATGAGTGAACTCACCGGGCTTAACACGTTAGCTAGCCCTTCCGATGTGGGCAGCGACGGGTACACAGGACCCTACATCAGTAATAATAAATTCCAGACTTCAGTTGAGTTCGGAGAACATGAGGCGGCCAATGAGTTGGCCTATCTTTCGCGAATGCATGACACAGCATACGCCCATTGGGAGGACCGCAAGCACAGAGAAGCTGCGGACAGGCTCTACAATGAACGCGCGCAACAAATAGTGGGCAGGTTCCCACACCTCGCTGGCAATGCCGTCATGTACGGCAACTATGCTAAACGGCAATTCGAGGATGCGGCCACTTACGCTACCTTCGGCCTACCAGGGTTAGTCTATTGGGGGGCCGTTAACATGTACAACGAAAACAAAATGCTGAACGGAACGTACCTAAAGAAAGAAAGGGACGCAGTGCTCCAGCTCTATTCTCGAGATCCTGAAGCCTCGAAATACGAGAAGTGGGCGTACGGAAAAGATGGTGCTGGGCCCGTAAAGGGTAGACGTGAAGCAAGTAGCGGGGGACAGATGCAGACACGGCAGGGTGGAGCGAGTACGCTCGCACGCCTGAGCAACGCCGTTGATCCTCAACCTGCGAAATCAGCACAGCATAGTAAGCAACGCGTCGGCGATAGCGAAAACGCCGCAGCGAGTAATCACCCAGTCCAACCTCGGTCGCAAACAGGCGGAAGGGGGCGTGGGATACTGCGTTGGTTCTCAAAGAAGAAAAACAAAGTGTACGTCCGTGATGTGGATGAACATAAAAAGGATAAAACCAAAAATGAGAAAAATCATAAAATTGGCAATATCAACAAAAATATAAATAAAGGGGCAAAAACAATCAGTAACGCTGAGCGCATTAAGAACGATCCCAGTGTGCTCGAAGCGGCGGAACTGATAGAAAAACTAGACAAATTGAAAATGCTAGAAAAATTTGTATTCACAAAACACTAGCTGGAGGAGGAGGAGAAATAACAAACGAAGAAAATATTGCGAACAGAACTACTACAATGGTTAAAGGCACGAAGAAGAAGGCACGAGTTGCTGCACGTCCTTCCAAACAAGCTTTTGGACCAATTTCGACTATTAACACAGCACCTGTGTCAATTGGCAATTCAGTTAGAGGCTCACAGCCACGAATTAGCCAGACAAAGAATGGTGCTCGCGTTGTTGGTCGCGATTTTTCTAATGCTTTATCTAGCACAGCAGCTGCTATTACTGGTTGGGAACTAATTGGTGGATTTGTGGTGACACCGGCGTCACTACCATCCAGTGCTCTACGAAACTTTTGTCTGATGTACAACAGATTTAAAGTGAACAAACTCGTTGTGCACTATATTACCAGTTCACCGACTAGTCAAGCGGGTGACGTGCTGTTCTATTATCAGCAAAACTCGAAAAGCCCTATGCTTGACTACTCCAACAGTGGCTTCTTGCCCACTGTTTTGTCAGATCCGACAACGACGATCGGACCGCAATGGACTAACCATAGCATTTCTGTGCAGGTGTCCAAGGAGTTTAAAACAACGCTATATGGGCTTAATCAAGATACTGATGAGGACAAGGAAGGAGTGCTTTACTGTTTCTCGAAGACTAACTCAGCCAACTCACCTGGGTATATTCTTGTTGACTATGACATTGAATTTAAGGAGCTAGCCCTCAATCCAAGAGCTGGTTCCTACCCAATCGCGAGAATCAATACGCATTTCGCTTGCCTTACGAACACTAGTACGATTACTGCCTCAAGCCACAGTATCAACTGGGGTGTCTCGTCAGGAAAGACCATCACGGGGGCTACGTCTTTACAACCGCCTGGTTGGCAGGTTGGCGACATTTATAAAGTGTACGTTCAGGCGACAGCCACCCCGTTGGTCAATACCGCTTGGAGTGGGACCCCGACGCCAACAATGACAAACTTGCTTAAGGATGAAGACGATCACAACATCACTCTTGATGATGGATACACGTTGTACGCCCGGTTTGAAACCGATGGCACGATGTGGCTCTTCTCTGAGCTTGTTTCAGCCATAATGAAAGTGTCGAACCAATCCATTGAATGGCAAACAACGATTACAACACCCTCAGTTAATCTCTGTGTCGCTATGGAATTCCTCTTCAATCCGAATTCCACGCTAATGCAAAGTTCATATTAGATATAGCGCTACATTATTACCCAAATTCCCGGGTTGAAAATACGGGGCCAGATATTCG